GGATTAAGAGCATTTATAAAGTTTAATCCTAAATCTAAAGTATTAATATCTGTCTTATCACGCCTATCAGATAAGGCACTAATGCTTGTTACTTGACAACGTAAAGTTGATATAGATGAATTTCCAAGCGTTATTTGATTAGAAACTGTTTGGGCTGATAAAGTAGAACCAGTACCGATAAGAATATTATTTGCTCCTGTTGTAGGTCCATATGCATACTTTCCTATACATATATTATCAGTTCCAGTTGTTGTAGAATGTCCAGCTGCTTCTCCTAAAAATGTATTACTAGCACCAGTAGTAACGTTGTACCCAGACTGATCTCCAATTATTACGTTATTAATACCTGAGGTTAATTTCCATCCAGCATAACTACCCAAAGCTACACAAGGACCACCTGTTGTTATAGCTTTAAGTGCAAATTTACCAATAGCAGTTACGGAACTTGCAGTACTAGATCCAGAAACTCCTACTCCACTTTCGTATCCAATACAAATGTTACCACCTGTAAGAAACTTACCAGCTTGCTTACCTATGTATATATGTCCCCAATTGACGTTAGCTGTATAACCAGCCTGATTCCCTATGCTGATGTTATAATAATTATTTAAAGTGTTAAGATTCTCTCCTGCCTCTTCTCCGAGCGAAACGACATAAGAACCACCACTTCCAGCATTACTACTTACTAAGGAATAAGCATTAGTAACCGTAGTACCACCAGCAGCAACAGTACTCCAAGTTAAAACTCCTGAGCCATTAGTTGTTAATAGTTGATTAGCACTTCCGTCAGCTGCAGGAAGAGTCCATACCTTATTAGCACTTACAGTTGTTGGCGCTTCAAAACCTACATAATGTGAGCCATCACCATCTTTTAAACGGATGTCAGCAGGAAATGCAAAGTCACCACTATTCGCTATTTTGCTTGCAGTTACTACACCGTCAGGAATAGCAGCTTGATCAATTGAATCTCCCTGCATCATAATCCAACAGGAAATTCCAGCTGCTGGAGCAGTCGTAAAGGTTATTTGATTACCAGCTGTCGTAAAGTCTGTACCAGGTTTCTGCATCACCCCGCCAAGACTCACAAAGAGTTGGTATGGAGTTGCAGTAGAGGTAGCAACCGATGCAACAGTTAAATTGAAAGTTGTGGTACTTCCATTAAAACTACTAGAGATATCATCGAAGAGTCTATTTTCTCCTCGTGCCAACTGTCTTCCAATGTAAGCCATTTAGTTATACAACTACTAATAATTTGTTCTATTCTAAAGTGGCTAATCTATGAGTTCTTTAATGCTTGGACTTCTGCGGATAGTTCTTTAATGGCTTGGACCATTATTGGAATTAATTTACCTGGAGCAGCTTCTAGTTTTTCTGGATTTGTATCTAATACCAAATTAAGGTATTCAGCATTAAAGTCTTTTTGTGATTCCTGAAAGTCCTGAGCTATAAAACCTGCTTCATAACTACCATCTTTTAATATTCCTTCTCTTGAATTCCATTTGAATTTTACTGGATTAAGAGCATTTATAAAGTTTAATCCTAAATCTAAAGTATTAATATCTGTCTTATCACGCCTATCAGATAAGGCACTAATGCTTGTTACTTGACAACGTAAAGTTGATATAGATGAATTTCCAAACGTTATTTCATGATCAACTGTATTGCTTGACGGTGCAGATTCATAACCAATACAAATGTTATTTCTACCTGTTGTAAGCGTATTACCAGCTTGATAACCAATCAACGTATTGTCATAACCAGTAGTAACTGCGTATCCTGAGTTCATGCCTATTGATGTATTACCACCACCAGTAGTTGAACTATATAATGCACCTTTACCTAGACCAGTACCATTATAAGAAGTAGTAGATCCAGACGATCCTTGACCACAATTCTCACCTATGAAAGTGTTATTATAACCAGTGGTATATCTACCTGCTTGATATCCAAAAAAGCTGTTCCGACTAACAGTTGTTATAGCTTCCCCTGCTTTATAACCAAAGACAGTATTATTATCACCAGATGTTATTGCTGTTCCAGCGTCATAACCGATCAACGTATTATAATTTGCATCTGTTCCAGTAAAACTATCTCCTGCGTTTGTACCGCCAACAGTGTTAAACTGTGCATCTGAAGAAAGACCACCACCAGCAGCCCAAGTTAAAACTCCTGAACCATTAGTTGTTAATACTTGATTAGCACTTCCGTCAGCTGCAGGAAGAGTCCATACCTTATTAGCACTTACAGTTGTTGGCGCTTTAAAACCTACATAATGTGAAGAATCAGCATCTCCAAGACGTATATCTCCTTGATTTTTGGTTTGTAATAATTCAGCTTTAGTCTGTGTCATCTACTTTATTAAACTTAGCGCTTTATATATAATTTTACGCTCTAAAAATCTACTACCTAAAAGAACTCTCTCCTTTCTGTATACCAAGGATCTTCTATAGAACCTTCACCTGATTCATACTCAATATGTTCACCACTAGTAGGTATGCCTGTTCCACTCTCGACGTATGAAGAGCTTCCTTTAGAACGACCTTGCCATTGAGATGCTAAATCCCTAGCATTCCCCCAATTTGCCATTACTGCTGGAAAATCTGTGTCACCCATAATTAATAATAAGTACTACGAGAATAAGGACTTCTTCCTATTACAAGATAATTATGAGGACTAAAAGAAGAAGAAGAAGAAGGAGAAGAATTATCTACAGATAAAGCTAAAGGTATCGGTATTTCATCGGCAAAAGGTACACCTGAACCACCTCCAGACTTACCAAAAGCGTCACCCGCTGCTCTGAAAGACGAAGAAACACTAGAAGGATCGGATAAAGAAGAATGTTCTATAGAGCTTTGATCAAATGAAGGTAAACCACCTGTGAAATTACTAAAAGATGAAACATTATCAAAACTACCTAGTGAAGGAACACCATAACTAGGATTAGCACCTACACCTCTATAACTTGGATTGGAAGGCATAAGTTTGCCTTGCGTAGCATTCAATCGTGAGCTGAGAGAATTAGTAACTGGTGTTAAACCAAGCATGTCAGCGAAATTTCTATTTACATAGTTATTAACATTCGCGTCTGGTGCAAAAGATCTATTTACAGTTGGACTCGTATCACCAAGTGCTGCTTTTATCTTACCTATTGAAGCCATTCTTGTAGCATTTGTTCCTGACGATTTTTTATTCCCACCTCCCCACTTTCTCCAAGGTGCTATGTTTGTTCCTAAAGGTTCAAAAGCCCATCGATATTCTGCATTATCATCAGGAGTTGCAACCCGTGAATGCCAAAGAGAAAAATCCATAGCATCTAAAGCTGTTTCACCCCGCCTCGCAGCTTCTTCAATTTGCTTACTAAACATTCTTTTATATTTATTCTGCGTTGCTGCCCTAGCAGCATCTAAAGCCTCTTGTGATGAATAATTTACTTTATGAGCCCAAGTCATAATTAAGCTCCAAACAAACTCCCAATAAATCCAGCTGGTCTAAAACCACCTAATCCACTTACACCTTTTGACTCGCCTCCTTTACCAACTAAACCGCCGACGACACCTCCTAATCCTCCTCCGAAATCACCAAAAGGATTTCTATCTCCAACAATTCCTGTCAGCGGATTATGACCAGTAGTTAACCCTGCAACACCTCCTTCTTTAATAAAGTTTGTTGCTGCTGAATCAGTACCAACAACTCCTTTCCTTGGGTCCCAAGCTCCAATTCTTCCTACAACTCCTCCACCAAAATCATTATTAAACGCAGTACCAACAACTCCTTTCCTTGGGTCCCAAGCTCCAATTCTTCCTACAACTCCTCCACCAAAATCATTATTAAACGCAGTACCAACAACTCCTTTCGTTGGGTCCCAAGCTCCAGTTCTTCCTACAACTCCTCCACCAAAATCATTATTAAACGCAGCTCCAAGTAAACCATCCTTTACAGCATCTAAAAAACTGCCAGAATCACCAAATGCAAATCTCATGATTAAGCTCCAATACGGGATAAAAAGTCATCAACCTGATCAGTAATACCAGGTTCTTGTGAAATGGCATTCATAGGATTAGTCTTTTCAGCAGCTCGCATATTTGCTTCTGCATAAGGAGCACTAACTGCTTGACCTTGATTTGAATAACCACCTGGTAAACCTTCTTGACGACGAGGATCACCCAAATCCGCCATATCTAAGCCTGCTGGGTCGAATCCTGCGCCGTACATTAATCTTTACCTAGTTTTATTAATTATAAAGCTATAACTACCTTTATTTTTATCAGAGTTTTTATAATAATAACACTGGATAATTGCCTATTATTTTGATTAACTTTCCTAATGGGACAACTATTAAAACTTTAACCAGAAATGGACACCAAATGCATCGTGTCTGTTGCCTTAATGACGCCATGTGTCGTTATACCCACTCCTTTGACGAAGCTCAAACATACGCAGAATTATTTGAACAGTCACGCACCTAACCTCAACCTTCGAAAATCTCAATAAACATTAAAAACAAAAAAATACCCTTAAAAACGGTAGGGAGAAGCTACTTTTTTTATGCGATTTTCTCTTAATAGCTTTCATTGCAATGGTTTTGGTATAAACACCCAAAAACTTAAAAAATATAGGCTTTTATCTTAAGTACGTAAGCGTTAGGGATAGGTACATGAGTGAAGATAAGATAACTTACAGTCACGTACCTAACCCTCTCCTCCTTAGAAGTAAATAAATAAGGGAAAAAAAATTAGATTTTGGGTGTTCAATGATTGCCATTGCGCCAGAAGAGGTTTAATGTGTAGAACACCTTGCACCCTAACTGTTTTTCCTAAAATGGATGCTTTTTTAGCTACCTCTCTTACACCAAATGACAAAATTACCTTTGTAAAAGCCTTTCAAATAGCTTTACAGCTACGTGGAAAAGACAAATGCTGGTGTTTGAAGCGGCGTGATCAATGTAATCACACAATATTTCAAGGTTTTACCACTAGTAAAAAGGTTCGACTCTCTTACAGGGGTCGAGATGCACGTCCTTTGCTTTTAGCTATGGCTGGGCAAGATCCTGATCCTTTAAAACCAATTATTGTTCGTCGGTCTATTTGTGAGTCTCAATATTGTCTAAATCCATCTCATTATTACTGGGGAACAAGGGCAGATGTAGCAAAAGAAAACAATGAAAGAAATAAAACAGGCATTAATAACACTTTAATAAGTAAACTGCGACAGGAAAGTGAGTCAGGCATAAGTAGTTTAAAATTATCAAAGACTTACAGACTTCCTTATCAAACTGTCAGAAGAATTTGTAATTATGAGACTTATATTCCTGAAGACGTCAATGAAAATCCTGATAAACAACTTCTTTGGAAGAATATTGCAGCTTTATATAAAAAGTTGACTACAGAGTATTCTACAGAAGCGGATGAATTTAATTTGAATTATCACATGAAAAATAATTATGAATGTCCTTGGCATGCGAAAGGATCTACAACACATAAAGGTAATTTTGGCCTTATGGGAGAGTGCTTAGATTGTATGAAAGAAATAAAAAATGATCGATGCACTATTGATGTGCGTAATTTTGATTTTCGTTGGCATTGGCAAATTAAACGTTTTTGGGACCAAGTTGATATTGGTGAAGATAATGAATGTTGGGCTTGGAATGGTTCAACAAAGAAAAATGGAAGTGAGTCAGTTGCATATTTTCCTTCTCCATTCCATAGTGGTAAAACTCAATCAGCATCGCGAGTTGCTTTTTGGTTGAGTCGCGGTTATACAGGTAAATACAGGATCTTTACAAAAAAATCTTGTAAACCTTTTTGTTGTAACCCTTTGCACCTTACAATCAAAGAACTCGAAAACGAGTCATCCCCTACAAAACTACAGTGCGTTAAACTTACTCATGACAACATCTTCAAACACTACAAAGAGAGAAAAAATAACTCTGAAAAAGAGTCAAGTAGTTCAGAGTAATTATCATTTAAAAGAAAAAAATTATGCACCAATGATAGTACTTGATGGGAATACCACAATCGGAGCATGGTGTGATACAAAGGAAGAAGCTGCAGCTAGATTAAATCACTTAGAAATTGCTCTTGATTATCACAATTATGCTACAAAAGAAGAAGAAGGTGTATATCCTGAACGGAGTAGAATAATGGAAGAATTATATAATAAATCAGGAAGAACTAATAGTCTCTTCACTGGCTTAGCAAAGGAGTATGTCACGGTATCTAACAACAATTCCTAGTAATACAGGTTTTTACAATCTAGGAACAGTGGAATCTTATCCAACTGGAGGAGCAGGTCCTACTGCATATGGACCTACTTCTTATTTTGGTTCTGATCCTTTACCAGCAAATACTGGAGATAGTATCTATGATCCGATAGATCTTGGAGACTTTACATCAATTTTTAGAACAGTAGAAATAAAAAACTCTCATGGTGGTTTATCACGTAAACAGACTACTTTTTATCAAATAGAATTAACAAAACCAAGGTCAGTACAATTTACACAGAACTTTAGCCAGTTTTCTTATGAGCAAAATACAAATAAAAATACATTAGTAGCTTTTTATCAAATATTTGAAAGAACTAGAAGAGAAGAATTACCAATAAATGACTCAGGTTATGTAGCAAAAGAAGCTGCAATTGATTATTTAGATGATGAAAGTGAAACACTTGAGAATGATTATCCTGTAACAACTCTAGACCCTGGTAAATATTTATTTTTAATTACAAATGATATTAGATATTTAGAAACTACTTATTCAATTAGTATAAATGTTACTGACGTTGACTGGGGATTAATAAATAAAACAATTACAGAGAAAACAAATTTTGAAAAAGTTAATGAAGGTGTTTCATCAAGTATTGATTTTGGTACGTTAGCTCCTTAAAAATAATTTACATAGTTATCTAAAGATTGTTGAGCATTCTTATTAGCTTTTCTTGCATCAAAAAAACCTGAAACAAGACCTTCAATATCAATACTTCCTATTGCCTTAGCACTGGCATCTCTTAATGCTTGTCCCCAAATAGTTGGAGAACCTTTAGAAGGATCTTGACTTGCTAAATAATTAATTGAGGCTAATTGTGATGCTTCTGGATCTTGAGTGTAAATAGTTGGATCTGTAGTTAATAAAGGAGAATAATCTGGTGTAGTTCCATATTGTTTTTGAACAGCATCTTGTGCTTCTTGCCTCCGTCTACCTAATGAAGATATTTGCTCGTTATAAGCCTCATTCATTAAATCCAGATTATTTTTTGTTGAAACTGCATCACGCATTGAATTTTGCTGTTGTCTACCAAACTCATCACTTCTTTTTATATTGGCAATTACAGAATCTTCAGATTGACCTCCTTCCATTGCTTTACTCCAATAATCATTACCTCCTACATCCGCATCTCGACCTAATAAATTTCTATAAGCTTCGCCAATAAATTTGTCTCTATATTCAGGTTGTTTTCTAAAATTTGCTACAACATCATCTCTACTTTGACCACTAGCTAAAGCTCCTTTCCAGTGGGCTAAACCAGCATCATCAGCTTCTCTACCTAATAAAGATTGATATGCGCCTTTAACCCATGAATCATCATCTAACGCACCACTCATATTGACTGGGTTATTCCGATGCCAACCTAGATAATCTCCACCAGACCTTTTTAAAAAGGGATCAGTCTTAATACCCCCAGACACAGGAGTACGTGTACCCCATGTTCCTTCATTTTTAGCAGTACCTTCAATAATTTTTTTAGTCTCATATATACCTTTATCTGCTGCTGAGTTTTCCCAGTAATTTCTTGCTCTTGTATCTAGATTACCTCCAGGACCTCCAATATTGTTTTCTGCATAAAAATTACCTAACCAATCACTAGATGTAGTAGTTCCAGATGGTAAAGAAGTACCATAATTTTGAGGAAGAGAACCCTTACCTAAAGTTGCTGCTAAAAATTTAGTATCTATTGAACCAAGTTTTTGTTCGGCAGGAGAAGAAGGACGACCTTTTCTTAAATAATCTAATTGACCAGCTATCTGTTCTTTGTATCTCCTTGCAGCATCGAGAGCATGTGGAGAATCATAAACGACAGTAGCACCTATTCTAGAATTATCTTCAGTAGCCATTTACTCACTTTTGTTTTATTTCTATACTGATTCTATCTGTGACAAACCCGTGTAAATGCTGGACTCCAACATAACCAAAAGGAATAAAAATCAAAATCAACAACAATTCGGCATAAGTGATGGGTCTCTTCATAGCAAACAATATCCTTTCCTTACGGAGTTTAGCGAACTTATAGAGGATATGTCCACGAAAGATTTAAAAGATACTTTACTTACTGATAGTCAAAAAATGTTAGCTGAGTCTTTATGGATGTCTAATAAGACTAAAAAAGAATTATATTTAAATTTTAAACCTAAAATAAGTAAACTTCGAGAATTTTTTATTCAGACTCTAATGACTGACCACAAGAGACAATGGGACGAATACAAAAAATCAGCTAAGATCAAAGAAGACAGCATCCTTGAATGACAATAATTAACACTGAGGATTGGTTGCATGTCCTAGAAAACACAGATTACGAACCAGCTGAAAATACCCCTAAAGTCTATCAAAGTTACCGTTTTACGGAATTAAATATTGAGAAAGTAACAATAGATAATTATAAAAAATTTTTAATGCCTTCGTTAATAGAACAAGTAGAAATGTTTATACCTCCCTCTGGAAGCTTTAAAACTTCTGATCTCCGTAGATATTTAGATTTAATTCGAGGATATGAAACTAGTACTACAGATCTAATGCTGGGATTATCTTTAGCTGACCAAATACGTTTAACATTCAGCGATATGAGAACTAGTACGATTTGTGATAGATATCCTGAAATTAATTTATCTGAAAAAAGACGTTATAGATGTGTAGCAGAATACTTAATAAGACAAGAAGAATTGACAAAACTCAGAGATGAAAATGGAAAACTCATTAAAAAAATAGGTAATATGCAGAAGGCTGTTGTCCTATATAAACCCTTACCTAAATTATTAGAAACTTTAAAAAAATCTGGTTTAGGGAAACATATAAAATCTGTACCAAAAATTAAACCTGTCAAATCAGAGGAAGCGAGTTACACTAAAGTATCAGGAGAATCTAATGACAAGCAGGCGTAACAAATTACTCTTAAAAATGTTGGGAACAACAACAGGAGAGACAGAAGAAAAACTATTAAAGCTATCAATTGAACGAATAGTGGCTGATCAAGCAGAATATTATAAGAAATTTTATAAAAATGAAGGACCTGGTGCAATGATTTTTATGCCTCAAAAAAAAGATAAAGAAAGTATGTTTTATTTAACCGTAGATTTATTAATAAAAGCAGTAAACGATGCAAATAACAAAGAATTACACGGAGTGGAGCACTTACGAAAAGCAATATCGATAGCAGAATCTCTTGATCCAGAAAAAGAAGCATTATTTATACTTCAAGATAAAGATGATATACAACTTTTTCATTTTAAAACTAATGAAGAGCAAACAGGACTTCTTCAAATGTGACAAAGAAACCGTTATCGTGGAAACAATATAAATTTATTCTTGGAAGAATCCTTCATATTGAGGATGATTGGCTTACTCCAGCAGATTACATACCTTACATAAGTGCATTGCTAGGGGATATTGATCTCGATCCTTGTTCAACACACAATGCTAATGCACAATTTTTAAGAGCAAAAAAAGTATATACATTAAAAGAAGATGGTTTAAATATGCAAGACCCATGGACAGGTAAAACATATTTATTTCCTCCTACATATGGAAGATGTTCTTTTAGTAAACAAAGAGGTACATGGAGATGGAGTAAAAGAGCTGGTGGCGCAGCAAAAGCACCTTCTATTATTTGGTTTCAACGTCTTTTAAGAGAATGGAAACTAAGAAATATACCTGAAGCCTTATTTTTTACTACATATCCCGAAATGATGAGAATATTACCAGAAATGTGGGATTATCCAGTTTGTATTCCTTATCAAAGGGCAAACACCATACATGGGAAAGACTTATTTACATTAAAAGCACCTATGTTTTGGGGATATTTTATATACTTACCCAAATTAGAGTTTGGATTTCAACAAACTGATAAATTTGTAGAAATCTTTTCACACATTGGTAAAGTAATTAACTAGAGGTTAAACTAAAAGTTCATGGATACAGACAATACCAATTCTGCAATGACTGAAACACAACTACAAATAGCTTGTGTATGTGATGACATAAAAGAGCTATTACTTTATAAAAATCAACAATATGGTGACTCTGCAATGAATCCTTCGAGGATTTTTAGTAAATCTAGCGCTGTAGAACAGTTACTTGTAAGAATTGATGACAAACTAAACCGAATAAAAAAAGGAGCTGGTTTAATAGCAACAGATGAAGATGTAATACAAGATTTGATTGGATATTTAGTATTGCTTAAAATAGGTTTAAACAAAGAAGGAGACAAATCATGAATTACAAAGACATTGTAGAAGGCTACACTGATGATTTAAAACTTATGGACGCAATTGATATGCTTAGTCGAGACCCTTTCGCCGCTGGGGAGATCCTAGACCACGTGGCGTCTCAGACCAATAACGAAAAAATCGTCGTAACACCTCACCAGAAGAATCCCACTGAAGTAACTTTTTCTCAAGATATTCAATGGCTTTCACTTGATTGGGAGCCCCAGTATAAGTCTCAGGGAGATTCAATAAACATTTCTTTAAATGACAGTGATGAGGAACAAACGTTGGAATTGTCTTGTCAGGGGACAGATATGTATCTAATTCCATACGACGTTGAGCTACCAGCAGATCTCCACCTGAAAACCACAACCGATTGATATAAGGACTCCATTCTCTAATTAATTCAGTTTTACTAGCAAAATTATTAATTAAATTTAAAAGACGACAGGTTTTCAAAGAGCTAATACCAATACTGAAAGCAAAACTTAGTAAAGCAGCCTTTCTATTTGTATTTAAAGGGGCAAAGATGTACTTAGAAACAAGATCAGAAAATTCCTTTAAATCTTCTATTAATTGCTGATCAATTTCTTCTTCAGTAGCTACATCATTGGCTCCTAGCCACCTTTTGCCTAATTTCTTACTTCCATACCCAATACGCCAAATATCTTCTCCATAATCCTTATACGTGGCATACCTACCCATACCAATATGAGTACGAGCAGGATAATAACTTTTTATTAATTCTATTCCTTTCCAAGTAAGAAAAGGATGCTGTTTCCAAGTTTGTTTTACTTTTTCCTTCTTATGGGACGTCAACGCTTCCGTTGTAACTGACTTCAGAATAACCATCTAAAGTAAGCAACACAACGTAATTCTTTGCAGCATTAGTAACAGCTGTACCAACAGCGCCTTTGCCTTTACCGTCTTTAGCTATATTTGTAAAAACTTTATATCCAGTGGCAGCACTGCTTCCTCCATAGGCATCTTCTTGAAATACTTCCATAGTATTAACACCACTGGTTTTATCAAGTTTTACAATAATGTTCCCAGTCCCACCTGGGTTAACACGAAAAGCTCTAATAGCCTCTCCTGGATTTCCTGATGACGTAGCACCAAGATAAGTAACTTCAGAGCCTGTATCGACACTAAATGTGTCTATAGTGCCTTCAATAGTGCGAGTAGCCATAGTATTTAAGAAACCTGTCCCACAGTGGAGATGTTGAATTTAATGTCGGCATCAATGCCGTGATCTTTTAGAACACCAAAGAACATTTGGCGGTCTAACGCTCTTTGATGGAGCATTTCGATAAAAGCTTCTTCTAAATCATCACGATCTAACTGCTGAATCGCTAATGCAGTGGCATGAATTTGAAATTCAACGTCCATTGGAAGCTCGATTGCGTCCATAAATAGCTAAAACCTTACAATTATATTACCAGCGATAAATTGAAGATCAAGTAAAACTCAATTAATCTATCTTTTCCTAACTACTTTTGTATTATGTAAATGCGAGTCTTGTTTCAAGTGAAACATACTAAAACAATAGGTTGTAATAAAAAAAATAATAAAAGAAAATGAAATTAAAGTCATATGTAGGAGTCTTATTTAAATTCGTATAACACCAGCATCTACTTTACCTTTAATATCATTACGTACAGTTCCTTTTAAGGCACTATCACCTGGCGCTGGTACGTCTTGCTCAATTCGATCACCTATCCAACGTTCAGGATTTTTTACATATTCGTCTAAAAAAGATTTTGATTGTGGGTCAACTTGGTACCCATCCGATGTAGAAGTCATTTGCTATGTAAGGGTGTGCCTTATCTGCTAATAATAGTTTAATAGAGCTTGGTTCTTGCTCCATCCAATTCTTTATTTTAACAAATCTTTTTTTGCAATAAAAAGCAAAACTAGGTGTATACCATTCTTCTAAAAAAGTAGAACCTTTTTGTCTATTACAAGAAGAACAACAACAGCACATATTGGATTTAACGTTATGTCCCCCTTTAAATTTAGGAACTATGTGATCAATCGTTGCACTTAAATCATCTAATTTATTATCACAGTAAGCACATTTCCATTCCCAAGCTGCAAAAATATGATTTCTAAATTCTTTTCGAGCATTTTTTGACGATAAAACAACTAAATTAGCTAGAAGATCTTGCTCACAATGATACACATTTACTCTGCATCCTTGTCAAAACTGTAATCTGCATAAACTTGTATATTTTTTAATTTATAGTCTCAATAACCTCTTCTTCCGCTGGATCATAGTCAGCGTCTTCTAAAAGTTTAAGCAAATAATAATGAACTTTATTTGTTACCCAACGTAAATCTTCATCATTGATGTCACAAATAATGGCATCAAGAGATAACTCACGAGAAGGTGCTTTTACATGTTCGGCTAGTAATTCTAAAGCTTTATATCGATTTCTATTTAATTCACCTAACATTTTCTTAAGAGACTAAATCTTCAGACTTAATGTCTGTATCTTCAGATTCTTGTTTTTGAATTGCGGCAAATTCAAGAGCTCCAAGAATTTTTAAGTACTGTTCTTTAAGTCTACCTAACTGAGTTTCAGTTTGTCTTATATTAGTCTCTATTTCGGTTCTTTGATCTTTTAATTGATCTTCTAAAGATTTAGTTTCGTCAGCCATGATCTAGTTTGTTTAAATAACTCCACTTAGGAGAATAACCTTACCTAATCTTTAAATACATATTTACGAAAATTTAACCAACACCAACCATCTACACCTCCTCCTACAGAAAGGCGTTTATTCAACAACTCTTGATTGTAAAAAACATTTCTACCAGCATCAGCACCCCTGTCTTTGTATCGACCTAGTGTTAAATCTAATTCACCAAAAGGGTCTTGAACTAACCAATTAGTGTCATCGTATCCAGTAATAACAACACTGTGAGCCATACCTCCTACTTGGCGAATACTACGTCCTGCAATAATTCCTATGACTGGTAAACCTTGTTTAATATTATCTTTTATGTCTTCAGAAGCAGTTACATGATTAAACGTTGCTGAAAAACCAAAAGTATTCATTGCTTTTATGTGATTTCGACGAGAATTTAATCTTCCGTACTTATTAACGATATTGATATAGTCATTAATACAATTAATAGCAGGGGCATCAAAGTATTTTAAACACATGGCAACAGCACAACATTGACTAATCCCCCATCCGTTACTTTCTTCTTCTGGCCTATGCATATATGGAAAATCTCTTAAATGTAAAAGATCATTAGTTTTTGTATATGGATAAATACGTACTTCTGTTTTCAAACCTTCCCAATGTTTATCTACTACCCACCATTTTCCTAAACCAAAGCCAAGTTCTAAATAAGTATGGCCTTCAGTTCTTTCAATAACACGACAACGTCGAATTAAACGTTTTGAACAAATTTTTGCTGTTTCATCAGAGGAAAGTTCACCAATAGGTACAGGACGCTTTTTTAAATATGTGTGACATTTAGATGTTATAGATGCCCAACCCCATTTAAATTCAGGTGGTTTATGGCAAAACAGCTCTAACTCTGCTGAACGCCTCCTAGAAAGCCCTTGAAATACCTTACTACCTTCTTTGTTCCATTTATGCAATTCTTCTGCAGCAACCTCAGAAGGGTTTTCTAGCTCATTTATACGTTTTAGTAATTTTGAATTAGAAAGAAGTTCAATTCCCATATTTGACGCAAATGAGAATAAAGCATCAAATTGATTTTGATTTATAGGAGCCGTTACTAATTCTGAAACTTCTTTTTCTAAACTACTGACTATTTCGGATGATAAATATGCACCCTCAAAAAGACGGATAAACTCTAAACCCGCTTCAGAAAGATGAAATATAGGCATTAACAGCCTTCTATCGCTTTGGCTATATCTCCACCAAGATTAGCCCCTGTTTTTTGCCCAAACATTGTCGCCCATCCACTAGCAACCCATCCGATTATAGGAATATTTGAAAGTGCAGGCGCTGCTTGAGCACCTACAGAAGCTCCTATAACACCTCCTGTAGAGCCACCAGCTCCTTCTGCCTTAATACACGCTATTTCTTTAGCTGTAAGCTTAGAAGCGTTGTCACCACCCTCTAAATGAACTTTCCCATTCATCGTATATTCTTCATACAAATCAACAGTTGTAACACCTTTGTTAAATAATCCACTAGCAGGTTTAACAACATTCTCTGTTTTTATCATTACTTTTGGATCATTGGCGTTATATCTAATCTTGTAACCATCTTTGGTAGCTTCCATCTCATACGATGTATAACTACCTACTGGAAAATCAACAACAGGTAAGCTGCCCTTGCTTATTAAAGAGCCCATCAAGCCAATATTTGAGACTCCAAGAAAGGCACCTAATCCGAGAGCTGTCCAATTCATGTTGCTCTTCCTATACATTCAAATTTAAGACTTGATAGAGGTCTTGTTATCTACTGTAGTAATTTTAATAGGCGCTTGCTCAATACGCAATGTCTGAGTCGGACCTACTTGTGACATCTTTTCAATTAAACGTTCAAAATCTGCTCTACTAATATCACCTAAACCACCTCCTTTTTTGTTATCCATTTTCATCGTTCCATCACCTTTTTTAGATGCTGTTTGAAGGCCAAAACTAGCGAGAGCCCCGGTAAAAACTGAGGCTACAAAAGTTATATCTTTAGGTGCTTGTTCGCCAAATGCAGGCAAAGTAATGTAATTTAAAGAAATGATAAATCCGCTCCAAACAACAACTCCCAGACGCACAAATGTAGACAAAATTACTAACTGTTCTTCTTTATCATCAATACCTTCTTTTATTTTTGTAAAAACGTTCTTTTTTGAATCATCTTTTGCAGATGGTGTCTTAGGAGACTTTGTCACATCTTCAGTCATCATATAGTAGCAATACCTACTAAGTTTACCCTTTAGTAAACTTAGAAAATAACACACTAATTACTTAGTCAAATGTGGAAATTATTGCCGATAATAATATTGTTTAGTGCTTCAAGTGCTCGTGCAGATTTAACACATCGACTCAGTACTTCAACACAGCTCACAGTTAATGGTGCAGCAACAGCTGCAGAACGTATCGGAAGTACTTATACCGTTTCTGGTACCAACATAAAGGTAGGTACAGGAAACAGTGATGTCTTCGGTGGTTTAACTCATGGATCAGCTACTGCTGCTGCAACCATGAAATCTGGAACTTATGAAGTCAATACCGCCGGGTCGGCGTTCTCATTTTCGGAAAGTTTTCTTCAAGGAGACGGAATTGCAGCAATAGGGAGTGGTGTGGACGTGACCAGTGGAGTTGTTGCCGACATGCCTTCCTATGGTAATACAACTACTCAATCTGGAGGTGTAGCAGGGACTTTAGCAGGAACAATTACTTCTGCAGGTGTAATGACACTGACAGCTGGAGGAGCTGGCACCACCGCAACTGGACAATTCGTCTCAGAAGTCGTAGTTGATTAATTATGAAATGGCTTTTAGGGTTGTTTTTATTCCTACCAACAGGTGCAAATGCAGTCCCTGTGGTCCCTAATTTCCAATCCGGGTCTATGACCAGCCATACTGAGACGACTACAAAAGTCACAGAGGTTATAAATTCAATAGACTATCAAACTGGATGGGAATATACAGTCACAGGAACGAATATAAAAGCTGATGGTGCTACGCTATTACCGCCATCAACTTCGGTAAGTAATACCATGGATGGTGTGACAACAACATGGAGTTCGTTAGATGCAAATAATGTACCGAACTTTTCTGTAAAAAATCCTGACCAATCATGGCAATTCACCACAACCCTATCTCAACCAGGGATGGTCAATCAAACCATAATAAATCGTACGACAGAAATGACGAGCATGACAGACACAGTCTCAACTTTCAGTCAATAAGGTACCTATTAATACTATTAATTGGAGCTAATAATTTTTTATATACCTCAAAAGCAGAAACAGTAGGTGGGGTATCAGCTACTGCTAATCCTATAGCCAATAGTTCCGGGTCAGTGACTAACCAGGCCATCCAAGTTTTACAAGGTCCATATATAACTAATACTTATGGTGGAGGCGTGTCATGCCAAGGACCTACGCTTAATTTTACGCCGTTTTTGACTGGTCTACATTCTTTTAAGACACCATATGAAGAATATTATAACGACCCGGTATACGATACATCTACTGATGTTGATGGTAATTTAGCAAATCCTGGAGATGTTCTTTACTATATGCCTACAAGAACAGGACAAAAACAAAATAGCAACATTAGTTTAGGTTTATCTGCTACTTTATCCGTACCACTTGATAGACGTTTACAAAGAGGATGTCTTAAAGCAGCGGCAACACAAACAAATTTAAATGAACAGTTATTAGCTAATAAACGTTTAGATTTTGAAATGGCAAGACTAAAACATTGTGGAGAGCAGACAAAATTAGGTGTAACTTTTCATCCCAAGTCACCTTACGCTTCTATTTGTGCAGATATTGTTGTGCAGAATGTAAATGTTATTCAACAACATAAACATACTATTTCTTCAGAGCAGTCCGTAAAGTCCGTATTGCCCGATTCCGATCCCTCTGAGCAAGAATCCGTTCCATTCGAGACTCCACTTTCGGAGGCTTCCCTCTCAACTTCTGAATCTTCTTCATTAAAGTCTTTATCGTCGGTTTTATCACCTTCAGAAGAATATCCGCTAGGGGTTTGGCAAGTAGGGCAGATGAAGTCGCAACAACCGCAATAGATGCAGTAGTTGTTACGGCTCCTGTGCTAGGTAACGCTGCCACAACTTGATTAATAATAGGTACTTCTTCATAAAGAGTTACACATCTATTGTTTTGAATCTCATAGCCACTAATTTCTCTTTTTCCTCCCTCAATTAAAGTTCCTATTACAGGAGCTTCTCTAGGTGGGCAGATAATATTTGCAGAATTAATATCATAATCCTCTGTATTAGGAGAATTAAGTGAATCCTCATTACTATCTTTTTCTTTTTTTTCTTCTTTTTTTGGAGTTTCAGTATTAGGTATAACAGGTACTTTAGCTTTTTTTGTAGGGACTATTTGTTCAGGCTCAAAATCAATCGAATTAAAACTTGGCATCGAGCCATCACATAAAACTACATTACCTTTTGGATCATCATCAACTAAATTTTTTGATTCTTTATTTGCCCTGTTATATTCAACACAACCAGGTAAATCAATAATTGGAGTACCTAAAAGAAGACTGACGGGAGGAGATTGAGGAGTTGAATAAGTTAAGGGAAAATAAAACTCAGGTATACGAGCTACCTGAGGGTTTCTAATATGTATATTAGTCCCGATGGTTATATCAGGAATTTTCTCCATTAGAAAGGAGGTATAGCTAATCCTGTAGAGCTAGGCAAGGATGAAGTTGGTAAATTCTTTAATACTGCTCCAGCTGCTGCTTCTCCTGCTTGTTTCATAAGCTTTTCCTTAGCACTTTCTATGAGTGCATCCTTATTTGCATATACGTAAATACCAGTACCAGCAATGGAAGCAGATATAACGAAAGCCGTAATAGAAAGTACATTAATTATCTTTTGCATTTTAATACCTGTAGATTCTGTTTAATTGTATGAGTACTTAACTTTATTCCTAATCTATCTTAATTTTATTAACTATTTTTATCTAATTTAAGCTATACGCGCTTTACCTGCAGTAACCGCTGCATCTATTGCAGTAAAATCTTCTGATGTCCATATTGAAGTTGTTCCATCTTCTTTTTTATAGGCTTTAATAAGCTCTAAGTGATCAGTATTTCTTTTAATACGATCCTTCCACTCTTGCTCGGTTTCATTAGATTCTTTAGCTGTGTCAGAATTTATCAAAGTAACACTATCACCTGCTGCTTTGAAAATTTGTGCAACTTCATCTGCAGTTCTTTCAGCCATCTGATTAAAATTATTTGATACTTATATTGTAAACCATTTTATGCTACTTTAGCTTCTAAAGCTGTTACTTTTGCTGATAATTCTTTAATAGCGTTAACGAGAACTGGTACTAACCTCTCATACTTAAGACCATAAGCTGTGTCATCTTCATTTAGATTGACTATGAGCATGTCGTCTTTCTTACTAGCAAAGCCATCAGCTTGTTCTATTGCTAGTACATCTTGTGCTAAGAAACCAATATGTTGTCGTGCTCTTTTCTTTGAACCGTCTGGAGTACCTTCGGTTTTAACAGTACCATCTTCGTTATATTCGCTATACCAAGTTCTCTTATCCCATCTATAGGTTATTGGTTTTAACTGTTCAATCCACTTTAAACCGTGGGTAAAGTCAGTAACGTCTGTTTTATCTCGTTTATCAGATGAGGATATAGTTGTATCAGCACAATACAAGTTAGTAATACTGTTATCACCGAGACATACTATGTCACTACCAGTTGAAATATAACCAGCAGGGTTTGCACTATATCCGGCGTTGAAACCTAATAATAAGTTGTTATGACCTGTAGTCACACCTGTTCCTGAATTTTGTCCTACAAACGTATTACCTTTACCGTTATCTCCTCCTCCAGTAGCACTGATATAATATCCTGATTGATAACCAATAGCTACATTATAACTAGGTCCATCTGCAGATTGGTACATCGTATTAAAACCAAAAGCAATATTATAAGAGCCAGTAGTACACTTACCACTCATATACCCCATAGAAAGATTGTAAGATCCAGTTGTAACGTTGGAACCTGCACTAGATCCTAAACTAACATTGTATGTTCCAGTAGTTATATATTCTCCAGCTGTATGACCAATTGAAGTATTATTATTAGCAGTTGTTCCAGTTTTTAAAGCATCATGACCAATTGCAGTATTATTATAAGCAGTTGTTAAAGCTTTTCCAGATGAGTGTCCAGAACATGTATTGCAATCTCCAGTTGTTATTGCTGTTCCAGCGTCATATCCAAACAAAGTGTTCTCAGTTGCAGATGTGCCACTAAAACTATCTCCTGCATTTGTACCTCCAACCGTGTTTTCCTGAGCATCTGAATTGACACTACCAGCAGCAGCTTCCCAACCAGCGTCACCATTTGCATCAACTGTTAAAACATAATTATCAGTAGCCGTTGAATCTTTGATTGAAAAGTTAAGTCCAGGAACTCTAAACTTGGTTGTAGACGTATTTCCAAGCGTTATTTCATTACTAACTGTAACTGAACTTGGAGCAGAATATTCACCGAGAAGAATATTATTTGTTCCTGTAGTAAGCGTATTCCCAGCAGCATGACCAATGCATATATTCCAATTACCAGTAGTCAAGCTTTGACCTGTAAGTCTACCTATTCCAATATTGCCTTGACCTGTCGTAGGTCCATAGGAATTTCCACCGACACAGATATTATATTGTCCAGTAGTTATACTTTGTCCAGCTAAAGTACCTAGTGCTGTATTTTCATTTCCAGTTTGTACCGTGTTAAGTGTGCCATGTCCTAACCCAACATTGGAAAGAGCTGTAGTTAAATTAAGTGCACTACCCTCACCAATTGTAGTATTGTATGAGCCTGTTGTTATAGCCATACCAGCGCCTTTACCTACTACCGTATTAAAATCACCAGATGTTATTGCTGTTCCAGCGTTATAACCGAACAAGGTGTTAGAAAGTGCAGATGTACCACTAAAGCTATTTCCAGCGTTGGTACCACCAACAGTGTTGTACTGAGCATCTGAAGAAACACCAGCAGCAGCAGCAGCCCAATAACCTTCGCCACTTCCGTCTGCTGTTAATACTTGACCAGTAGTAGGTGTCCCACCGTTATCTTTTAATACAAAGTTAATTCCAGGAATACGGAATTTGGTTATAGATGTATTACCTAAAGTTATTTCATTAGATATAGTTGAAGCTGAAGCTGAAGCTGCATGACCAATTACAGTATTATTAGAACCAGATGTTATATCATTTGATCCTTGATTTCCAGCTTGATATCCTATACAAGTATTATAAGTTCCAGTACTAACATCAGTACCTGCTTGATATCCAAAAAAGCTGTTCTGACTAGCAGTTGAACCCATTGCTCCTGCATAATTACCAACAATTACGTTCTGGGTGCCAGTTGTAGAGCTATATCCAGCGTTTTTTCCTACGAGAACATTATTAGATACGTTCGTTAGGTTATAACCAGCATCTTGTCCAATAGCAACGTTATCTTCACCACTAGTAAAACTCCTTAATGCACTACTTCCTATACCAACATTAAAGTTCCCTGTATTGGAATTATTAAGCATAGAATAATTTCCAATTGCTATGTTACTACCACCAGTTGTAATGTTATATCCAGCGGTATATCCTATAGCAACATTCATGTCACCTGTAGTTATAGCTTTACCAGATTCTCTTCCTAAACTAATGTTATAATTGCCTCCACTAGCTAAAGCATTACCTGATTGATATCCAAGAGAGATGTTATATGTACCACCATCACTATTTCCAGCGGAGGAGGTGTATAAATTTTGATTACTAGTAGAAGTCGTACCACCACCAGCAGCAGCCCACGATCCATCGCCCCTCAAGAAAGTTGACGATGAGGCACTCCCGCTACCAAGACGAGCTGTTCCTACTGTTCCAGAAGTTAATTTACTTGCATTTAAATTACTATTACTATTTAAAATTGAATAAAAAGTTGAACCATCAGTACTAAATTGAAGATCATCTTTAAGTCTTATTTCTGAAGAATCTGCATCATTTTTCCACTGCATATATCCACTAGCATTCCATCGAAGATAACCCTTTTGAGTACTACCCTCTTTAAAATCTATTGTTGGGTTATTAGCTCCTATAAGGTTTAGTTTTACAGTATCACTACCACCAATATCAAGCTTGCCACTTGAAAAAGTAAGGTCTGCCTCAGCTTCTAAAGTATTGCTGGATGCTGAACCAGTAATAACTCGATTGTTTGAGTTGTTATTGATTGTTGTTCCGCTAACTGTCTGCCAACTGTTGTCACCTCTTAAAAATTTAGAAGAAGTTGCACCTGAACCAAGTCTTGCTACAGGTATTGTTCCAGTGTTAGTTGCATCGGCTAAATCTAAATGAGTTATAGAAGCACCATTACCACTAAAAGTAGTAGCAGTACAGGTACCAGTTATCGTTAAACCATTACCATCAAAATTTGAAGTTAAAACACCGTTAGAACTAAAACCTACAGAACCAGAGCCAACTCGATAAAATCCTGTATCTAGATCATTAGTAAAAGTAAGACTTGGAGAACCAACAGTACCATTTGGAAAATCTGCACCTGCAGATACATAATCAGCACCTGCATTAATTACTCCAAAAAAAGCATGGCCATTAGCTGGCGCAGAGCTAAATACTATATTTGAACCTTGTAATTTAAAACCAGCGCTGCCAGTAGGATCAGGTTCCTGTATAACACCATTAACAGATATCATTACCTGTTGTGTGTTAATAGGAAAAGGAACAGGAGTTGAACCGCCTACCTGTAAAGCAAATGAAGTATTACTGCCATTAAAACTTGAACTGATATCATCAATTATTTTATAACTAGGATAGGCAACCTGAAGATCATTCCCAATATACATCTTTAGTGTTTAATAACTTATTATCTTCTATTGTATTCTGCCCTTATACAGACTTAATCAGTATTAGGTCCTTTTGTAGACGGCTGTGTAGGCCATCTAACAGCATCGTAACCCTCAACTCGATATGTTTGAGGTACATCTCTTAATGATTGTCTATAGGCGGCCCAAGCTGATTGATCTACAGTGCAACCTGGAATCATTGTCCAATCAGTAGTTCTTAATAAGAAATCTCTTTTTTTACGAATAATTGCCCAACTAGTTTCTTCTAAATTTAATATAGTTTTATCAAATTGTTTATCAATCTCTTCTTTTATGGCTGTAAATTGAGCCTGGAGAGAAGCAATATCACCGACAAGTGTTAATCCCATAATTTTAAGTTTGATCTAAGTAGCTAACAGTGATGTCTGCAGCACTTCCTGTATTACATCTAGCTCTTAAAACATCGCTAGACTCTAGAATAATTTTACTCCCACTTATAAATTCTAAAGAAGATCCTGCTGGTACTGGTACATCTTTTAAAAGATACACAGCATCACCACTATTAGGGACTATATAAAGATCTATATTTACACTCGACGATGTCTTATTAGCGACCAGAGTACTAAGAAGAATAAGCGTAGAAGAGCCTCCAGTAGTAAGAATATTTGTATTAGTCGAACTAATAGCATCTGTAACGAGACTGGATTTTGTAGCTTGTTTGAAGGTATTTGCCATATCAACTTAGAGCGACAATGAGAGCGAGGTTGTCTGGGTATAATCCTGTTACAGATAAGTCTCCACTAATGGATACATTTCCTGAAAAAGTAACAACACCCGATGAGTCTATTGTAAGCCTAGCACTACCTCCAGTAGATAGTCCTACCTGATCAGGACCACCAGAAAATAATCCAGTGTTGGTATCACCCACAAAGCTTAAAGTAGGGCTTCCTGCTGATCCTGCTAGTAATGAGGCATTACTTCCATCACTTCTTAATAAAGAAAAACCACCTGGAGTTGATCCATCATGTATGACACATGTATTAAGAGAAGTATTAACTGTAACTTCGCCTACAGCACCAATAAAACTACCAGTTTCACCTGTAGTGCCTCTTCGGAATTGTACTTGGGTTGACATAAGACTATCCTAATGCAACTGCTATTGCGGTGGCAAAACTTTCAGTAGAGATTGTCCCTGAATCGTTAGGTGCCGTTAACGTTCGAGTGGTGCTACCCGATATACCCGAACATTCAAAAGCTAATTGCTTTGTATTGTCAGAATTATCTCTAATCCTAAAACCATTATCATTAGTAACTATGGCGTTACAAGTAAATGAAGTTAACCCTGAAATTGTTGAAGCTGTTCCTCCTAAAGCAACAGATGTACTACCTATTGTAACCGTGCTGTTTGCTAATTGAGCATTAGGAATAGAACTGGTGCCAAATGCACCTGTAGATGAGTTATATGTAAGTCCTGAGCCACCTGCAACACTTAACGAACTTAATAAAGCGACAGTTCCACCAGCATTAGGGAAATTAATTGCTCTATCAGCAGTTGCATTCAAAACATTAATAGTGGTTTCATAACCATCTGCTGTTGAACCTTCAAAAACTAAACCAGAAGTTCCTATAGATACTGCGTTAGCAGCACCATCAGTTCCTGCATAGAGAGTCGTAGCTGTTAATGAAGTTAAACCAGCAATTGTTGATGCGGTGGCTCCTAACGTTATAGATGTACTACCGATAGTTAAAGAATTAACTGTTGGGGTAATAGTAGAAGCTGTCGTTAAAAGAGTACCTGTCTCATTTGGTAATGTAAGAGTACGATCAGCAGTTGCATCCGCTGCTGTCAAAATTGTTTCATAACCATTAGCAGTTGATCCTTCAAAAACTATATTTCCATTAGCTATTGATATTGAGTTTGCAGCATCAGCTACTCCTGAATAAAGAGTAGTAGCTGTTAATGAAGTCAGTCCAGCAAGTGTTGATGCTGTAGCACCTAAATTAATAGATGTACTACCAACAGTTACGGAACTATTAGCTAATTGACTATTAGGTATAGCGTTTGTACCTATTTCTCCAGAACTAATCGTTAAACCAGATCCACTAGCGACAGAAATGGCACTTGTAACATCTGAAGTAGATGGTCCATTGTATGTAATAACACCTGTACTGTTGTTATAAGCTAAACTACCTAAGCCACCTGAATCTGTAACAGAAACAGCGCCTCTAGCTCGTGCATTTGTGTAATAAAGATTAGTACCCTCAGGTATATCACTTGATGAATTACCACCAAGATCTAATTTATCTGAAGAAGTATTTAACTCCTGAAACAGACCACTAACTATTACTAGAGATTTTCTTGTTGCCATGTCTTAATTTTAACCAACCTTAACTGGGGGTTCTAAACTTACGTGCAAAGAAGCACCTGATATTGACTCACCAACTCTTGTCATATATTGTCCTGATCCAGAAGGTGGAGTAGTTGTTATACCTCCATAACCCGTACTAAGAAAATAAAGTTCTCCAGCATCCAATCCTGAAGTCGCTAAAGTACCAAAAACTAAACATCTAACTGTTTCACCTACCGATTTACTAGTTTGTGCGAAACCAACAACTCTTGCTTCATCCGCAGTGCCAGCTGCTCTGGCTAAACCTAACTTTCCATCACTACTCCTTGCATATAAGGGCTGTCCTTGAGTAACATTCTCAAAGGCAAGAGATTCAAAGCCAGCAACAGAATAAACAGTTCTACCAGCTAATGTATCCTTTAAATCAATAAGAGCTTCTGTAAATCCAAGAGAATTAGGCTCATATGGTTGATAATTACTTGTTCCAGACATTATGCTAACTTCACTGGAGGTTCAACATAAATACTAAAAGAAGTAGACGTAGCTCCTTCTCCAACTCTTGTAACAGCTTGTCCAGAACCAGTGGGTGCAGTTGTTGTGATAGCTCCAGCAGTTGTAGGACTTAAAAAATACAAATCTCCAGGATCAATTCCAGAGATTGTTTTCATTCCAGCTACTAAAACTTTAACGTCACTCCCAGAAGAAGCCGCAGCATCTGCAAAACCTACAACATGTGCATTTTCAAGAGATCCATTTGCAGCACTAGCTTTTCCAACTTTCCCATCACTAGATCTCATGTAAACAGCATCACCATCTGCTACAGATTCAAAGGCTGTAACGTCAAAACCGACACGAGTCGGTGAAAAAACAGGAAATCCATCTTTTACATCAATAATTGCGTCTACTAACCCTCGATAATTAGGTTCATAGGGTTGACGAGTCATTGTAAAGTTATTAGCAGTCATTAAATCAATTAAGACCGTAATAGCACCCTCTACATTTGGTTCATATCCTGTTGCCATACTTATCTCTTAACTATTTAATATTTTAAAATGTAAAAACCCTTTAGAATAAAGAAAAAGGTAGTAAAAGTGGAAGTAGAACTGATCGCTGCTGTTATTTCTGGAAGTATTGGTGTTTTTGCTGGCTTAACACAAGCTTTAGGGAAATTTAATAAGAAATTAGATAGAAGATTTTATAACATAGAGAGTAATCTTGATAAACTAAAAAATGAAGTAATTCATGACTACGTTTTGAAAGAAGATTTTCTACGAGAGATGCAAGCTGTCCATACAAAACTGGATAGAATACTTGATCATTTATTAGCTAAAAGTTAAGGTCCAATATTTACCCAAGCACTAGCAGTTAAGTCGTAAATAACTAATTTGTTTGTACTTTTATTGTAATGGAGTTGTCCATCAACTGGATTTGCTGGCACACCTGCTGAAATCGAAGCTACTGCTTTTATCATTTGCCAATTAGCACCGTCATAAACCTTTAAAATATGCGTACTATTAGTGTCTAACCAAGATTCACCTTTACTATTCCCAGTAAAACCTGCAGCCACGGCATTAGGAGTAGTGGTACCTACAGATATAGGTCCAACTTTTACTAAGCCTGTAGCAGGAGAAGCTGTATTATCAGCGAAAAAGAGTCCGGGCTGACCTGCATTGTTATTAATAGCCAACTCAGCAGTGCCAAGACGGGTAGGGAAGGGACGGTCATGTAATACACTGGAACGCCTAGATAAAATTTGTACAGCCATACTTAGATATTAATATAAAGATCAGCATCTACAACAGTATCTTGATCTGTTAAAGGTGAATATGTTGAAGAATCAATAATACTTACAGTAGCTGTATCTTCCGTTAGCTGTCCACTTACATATTCCCCTCCATCAATTAACCCTGATTCAAAATCAGTTATATACTCATCTAGAGGCTTGTTAATAATACCTAGTTTTACGTCCTGTAATAAATTAGGTACTTTATTAAATAACTTATTAACCAAGGTAATCATTCTATTTGTTAAATTAGCTGCTTTACCTGATCTACTTAACTTCCCATCAGCATCTCGCTTCACACTATCTGTAAGTGTCATTGCAAGAAAAGATGGATCGAAATCCGCAATTGATTGAGGTAATCCACGATTACCTATAATTTCTTTTTGACCACTCCAACGAGTATTTTGTTTAACAAGTAATAAAGTCTCTACTGCATCCTGTAATTTTTCTTTTTCTTTCTCAAATTTACGTTCAAAACGTTCTAAACCCTCTCCAATTGGTTTATCACTTGGTTCATTTAACCAAGCACCTACGTAGTCATGTTTTTTTAAGTTACTAATCGTGCAATAGCCACTTGTTAAGTTGCTAAAAGGATAAACAACAACAAAACTATCTAAAGTAGGTACAGACGTAATCGTATATTCACCAGATACAGCATTTCCACTAATAAAAGTTATTTCAATTTTAGTATTTACTTCTAAATTATGCCCAACAGCATCAATAGTAATATTTGGACCATTTTGAAGATAAGACCCTGTTAAATTAATAGGATCGTTACCTTCGTCATGCTTCAAAGCAAACATGGCGGCATAAATATGCTTGCACCACCGTAATTGGTAATACATTAAATTAGCTGTATCATTTCCACTTGTATCTTCATATTCAGGTAGCTGATAAAAATTATTAATAGTAACAAAACCTAAATCTCTAAATGTACCTGGAATATCTCTTTCATCGCTATAAGTTCCATCAGGTTGTAAAACTTGACCTGGTTTAATTGAACGTACCGAGGTTGTTGGAAAACGTTCTCTTGTTAATTCACTATATAAATCGTAACTATCACGACGTGAAAAATCTTGACAAGAGCATTGCCAACGTAATTCTGTCGTTAAATACCTCCCAACGGCAAAACCACGATGAGCAGGTACAACTGTTTTTGTAATACTATTTGTAGTAGTAGCTCCATAACTATCTTTTCTTTGAAAAACTATCTCATTATTTGAAGCATCTATACTCGTAACTGTATACCCAACATAATCATCATAACGACGACCACGTAATAATCTACTTAAAATTAAATTTCCATTAGTATTACCGCTACCTATAGTAGTTACAGTAAATTCTGTTGTATTTAAAACAGTAATTGTATATCTTCCAGATAAAACATTACCAGTACTTATATCAAGATATACTTTATTCCCTGTAGATAAACCATGAGCAGAACTACATGTAACTGTAACAGTAGAACCGACTCTGGCATAAGTAGAGCTGATACCAGGATCTTTTTCAACTATCCTATCTGCTAAACGTTCCCCTGCAAAGAGAGTAACGTCTGTAGGGATATAGCGAATGCGAACTCTAATAGCAGTCCAACGCGAATCCCCAAAAGTAGTCGATAAATAATAATTAAGATTTCCGCTGACATTTGCTGCTGAAGTTGTAACTGTAAATGTATTTTGTGTTGTACTAACAATAGTTAAAGTGGCATCAACCCCTCCTCCAGATTGAATATCTAAATAGACATTCTCTCCTGGATATAGACCATGATCTTGCTTTGTAATTACCAACGTAGTACCTGTTTGATTATAAGTTCCACTAGCCACATTTCCTAAGTATCTAACCGCCAAGATCGGTAATCCGTGCTCATAAAAACTAAAAGCATCAGTATCTCTCATACCTACTAGTTGCTCACCTAATTCTTGATTTACAGAAGGAAAAGTATAGATACGAGCAGGTATAAATACACCTGGATACTGTTGAAAAGTAAAATAAACTCGATAATCTCCTCTTTTACTTCTTTCAGAAGCAGTTGAACCTAAAAAACTTTGAGTTGCAGTATATAATTCATAACCTCTTCTCCAACGAGACCATAAAGAATCAGTATTATAAAAAGCAACTTCACTATTTTTATAATTTTTTGTTTTCCTAGCTATACCAAAAGGCTGACTATCTTTTTCCCAATTTGCAGGTTTATTAAATTGATCCTCATCTTCAAATTTCCTTGAAAATTTAGTATTAAAACCTAATTTAGATGGATTACTAAATCCTTTCGCGCCAAAAGGCATTATCTTTAATAATAACCACCTTGAAGATTACAATAGAAACCAGTTGTTAATGCCGTAGACCCATTAGCTGCTACGTATAAAGCCTGACCTCTTTTTAACATAAGACCACGTTGTTTTGGAGCTACCTCATTATTTGCAGTAACAAAATTAGAACCTGCTTGAACTACTGGATGATTAATAAAAGGTAGATCTTCATTTAAAGTTAAACTATAATTTTGTTTAGAAGCTACAGAATCAATACTCGCAGTAAATAATGGGAAGAATTGGTTTGTATTTGTAACAGTTCCAGTACTTACTAAATAAAAACAAAATAAAGTGGGTTGATAAACAGTAACGTTACCAGTAATAGCACCTTGAGAAGGTATTGTTACATCAAAAGTTGTAGCAGTTGTCTTAATAACAGTAAAAGTATTATCAACAGGTACAGCTCCTCCGCTATAAGTTGTAAAATCTAATTTAACTTCCTGTCCTACCTTTATATGGTGACCAGCAGTAATAGTAACTGTACAAGTTGTTGTATTAGCAGAATAAGTACCTAAAGTTCCAGCACTAGGCGCCATAAATTCAACTTCATGTTTCCCGTATTGGAACCAGATCTCATCAATATATGCACCACTAATAGACGTATCTGTTAAAGAAGAGTCTGCATCAAAAACTTTTACCGCATTACCAACCGCTGTTGGCGTAAAACTTGTACCAAAACTCTGACCAGCTGCAACAGTTACGAGGGTAGATGTTGTCGCTGGACGATCTACCATTAATGGCTGTTTATTTGAACTACTGCTTGACACGTTTATTTACTAGTAGATTTAAAATCTATTATAACGGAAGAGTTTTTTACAGTTAAAAGTAACTCTGTACATGAGTCCAATCACGAGGAAAAGTTTCCCAATTTGACATAGTCTCAAATGTCTCCCAAACTCCTAAATCTTGTGGTCTTACAGCTTTATCTGAATAACCTATGCCATGGGGAGCAGCTTTGTAATTTGGAATAATAGAACCGATAGCAGCCATTCTCATGATCTTAAATCAACTCCTAATTTAGTTCCTGCATATCGTCTTGGCTCTCTCGAACTACTAAATTTTTCACCACCGCCATATTCTCTTTCATAGGGATTTCTTACTCTCCAACGGTGAGGTCTTATTCCTTCTCTATAACCTAACTTGGTAGTAGGACGTATAGACATTTTAAGAAGCCGCTACACTGAAGACTACAGTGGCATCAGTTCCTCCAGTTTCTGAAATAAATCTTGGCCTAATCCATCTAACAGGAGTATTTGCAACGTTGTAAGCATAATTCCCATTAGCAGTTATTGTCTTTTCTTCAATAATCTCTGCATAATTTATTCCATCAATACTTCCTTCTAAACTAACTTTTACATTAGTATTTATGGTGGCAACAGTAACCATAAGAGTATAGTCTTTTGTGTTAAAAGTATTGTTTACAGCTACTCGTAAAGCGGTACCAACACCAATAGCTGATAAAGCACTATCAGTTTGAAAAATAGTGTCTTGAAAATAAGTTATAGCCATGAAATTTTAGTTGACCTATTACTAAGAATAACAGGGAAAACACTATCGATAATTAGTTTCTAAAACAAGTCTGGTACCTACAGCTACATCAGCTGGACCAGGTAATGCTTGAATAAATTCAGCACCTTCTCTATTAAATCTATATCTAGCCTGCTCTGGATTTCTATAGTTTGGTACATATAAATGAAGAGCTAATCTATCTGTCTCATATAAATAAATTTGTGTCCAAGTTTTTAACGTATCTTTAAAATCCGAAGTTGAAATTGTACGATCAACATCTCCAGCAATACTTTCAATACGACCTTTAGGAGGTGAAAAATTGTTCACACTTCCTGTCATATCAGTTCGTTTTTCAGCTTCATCACAACGACTAACTTGTTCAACAATTTTGTCATACCAATAAGAATCTTGAATATTATCTAACGCTTCTTCAAGACGACCTTGGTCACCAGCAGGTACAGAAGTTAAGTTATAGCCTAAGTGCCACCTAACCTTAGACTTTAAAAAAGTATCAAGCTTCATTAACTAATAACAGGTAATCCTTTCCCTAGTTTACTTTATATAGGTTCTCCCCATCGTCCCCTCTCCAACCATCAGAACGAACGTTTTTAATCCACACGCACGAGATTTTCACCAAAAATTGTATCCCAGTCTACTCGTTTAATTGAACGTAGTTGTTCTAGCTTTTGAAAACGCTCTCCAGAACATGTCGTTTGTAAATCTTTTATATCTCTTGCAGTCTTTAAACCTACTCCAGGCAATGCATCTGCTATCTGGCGAGCACTCGCTGTATTAATATTTACACGAACATCAATTGGAAAACTTTCACGGGGTGTTGGCTTATCTGGACTAGCTCCTTCAGCTTTTAATTCTGCAGTAAGTCTTTCTTCTGTCCTAATCTTCTCATTAGTAGCATCTAATTGGGGGATTAAATCTGTCTCATCCGCATATATGACTTCATCTTGTGCATCTACGCACATCATAACTCCTTCGCCATGTTGAGATACAACTTCAACTAAACCACCTGTAGGTCTGTACTGATACAACATAACTTGATTGTTAACCTCTGATTAGCATACCAGTGTCTACCTTTGATTTCAACTTTACTTTGGATGGTTTGGATGAGAATTATTCATAAACATTCCAAAAATAGTTAAAGTAACACCAACAATTAACATCATTGTAATAAATTGCATAACAAGTTAAAAATCTTATTAAGTATAGACAAGAAAAAAGCGAGCCACAAGGACCCGCTTGATTCTCTTAAGAGTAAGAAATATTACTCGTCGTTTCCACCTACTTGTGATGCAAAGTCAATAAAGCCTTGAACATCATTCCAAGATACAGCAGCAGCAGGACGTAGATAGTTCACGCGACATACGATGTATGCTTCGCGACCAGCGTCAGAATCGTCTTGGCTAATATAAACACCATCACCAGTTGGTGTTGTGTTAGTAGTAGCGTTTACGTTGTAAACCTTGAAAGTAAGATCAGAAGTTGTCTGATACATCATTGCATCCGCAAAATCAGCTTGCGTATATGATGTACCGATCACTCTGAGGAAAGGTAGGTTTCCATCTGTTGTGTCAGATGTACCTTGAGCAATTCCAGAAGCACCAATAGAAAGACTTGCAGAAGCTGCTTTCAATCCATTAATAGGAGCTGCAGGAATACCATATGGATTACCACCATTGTCAGGTCCTAGAAGAAGAACCTCAGTGTTGGTACCAAGTAGATCAGCTGTTACAGGGGCTGCAGGAAAACCTGCTCTGTCCTGTGCAGCAGATGGTACATCTTGTGCAACGCAAATAGAAGCACCATAGACATATGCAGGACGCGCTGCGTCAGCTTGTACTACGAGGCTTGTACGGTCATTACGTACACGATCACCTACACGGCGATCTGGTGAAGGAACTGTTAAGTCAAAGCTCTTGTATGAAGCTTTAGCAGCTGCAAGGTTAGATACCTTTGCATAACCGATAAGTTCAAATGCTTCAACCCCAGGCCATCCAAATACACCTTCATCGTTGTATGAGGACAGACGGTTGATCTGGTTACCTGGCTGAAGAATAGCTCCAGCGGAAGATTTGTAAGTTGCCATTAGTTATACCTCCTTACTCAGCCACTGTGAAGGCTGTAGTGATGAAGTCCTTGTTCAAGTTCGCAAAACCAGCGTACAACTGCCAGATCAGAATAATAAATCTGCTGAAGTCGTCGTTGTTATTAATTAGAACTTGAGCGTTTGGACCACCAATACCTACACCGATAGCCTGAGGACCGAAGAACAATCCAGCAGGAGTAGTTTTGGAACCTGCGCCATTACCATCACCGATATCAGCAGTAATAGTTTTAGCAGGGAAGTTTGTAGACTCAAAGAATCTTACTCCCTCGAACACGAAACCGCTTGGCATGACTGGCTCTCCACCTACAAACTGGGCTTGGCCAAATTGACCACCAGCGTAGATAGCTTGGTTAGGTTGTCCAGCACCCATCAAAGGAGAACCTTGTCCAGGCATTCCAGGGTAACGAGCAACTTCACGGAAGCCTTGGTCTGCACGTAGATCCTTCATGAATGAAGGGTCAGCGATACATCTGTAGTATCCGTCTTCAAAGACAGGTACGTGACGCTTACGTAAACTCTTTACAACTTCTAAAAGGTCAGTTTTTACGTTGAACTTAAAGCGCTCAGAAGCATATTCTGTAGCTGTGTAAGCAGTAAGAGTAGTTG